ACGTTGTCATTTGATATTGGAGGGGCAGAGAGAGCAACTGTTTCTACAACCGGGCTTGACGTAACATCTGGAACACTCTCACAGGGTGGCACAGCAGTAAGTCTTTCTGGCCACTCCCACTCAGCCGCATCAACCTCCGCCTCTGGCGTGGTGCAGTTGAGTGATTCAGTAAGCACTACGAGCAGCGTGCTTGCCGCTACGCCGACTGCCGTCAAGACCGCCTATGATCTTGCTGTTGCTGCGGCGGAAAATGTTCATCGTTCATTTGGTTTCAGTTCATCAGCAATTGAAACGTGGTCAAGGGCTAATGCGCCTACTACCTCGGCAAGTTGGGCGAGCACTCAACGTGTTCAGTTTGCAATGTTTACACCAGTAAAAAATCTTACAGTTAGCACAGCATCTTTGTATGTCGCTGGAACCGCAGCGGGAACAACAACAACTGCAAGGATGGGGCTATACACATGGAATGAATCAACTGGAACAGCAACGCTTGTAGCACAAACGGCAAATGACACTACATTATTTAGTACAGTTAATACCGTACAATCTCGTTCGTTTGATACGACTGGAGGGTATCCAGCATCTTATTCCTTGGTTGCTGGAACTACATACGCATTCGCAGCAATTTGGGTTGGAACTACCACTCCGACGGTACTAGGACTTTCTTTTGCAGCAGTTAGCTCCCACCAAGGAATCGGTGGAGCACGAGTTTCAGGATTAAAAAGTTCTCAGAGTGATCTTCCATCAAGTGCTTCTTCATTAACTGATACTGCGGTTTTCCGTATCTGGGGGAGGTTCTCATGACCGAAGAGACTATGTCAGTTCCCGTGCCAGTTCCTGTGGAGTATTCTCCTTGGACGCTTGACCCCGCGTCGGGTATGCTCGTCTCAATCGTCCGTAGAGCGGATACGGGCGAGATTATTGGTAAGGCGGAGCGGATGCCTGAGGAGGGCCCAGAGTGAATGAAGCTACTGAGTAAGTGCGCAGTCTGCTCGAGCCCACTCGTAGACGTCATCAACCGAAAGATGACCGAGGGCATGTCAGACATCAAGATCAGTCTCTGGCTAAAGGCCGAAAACTCGTATATCAGTCGCATCACCCTAGGAAATCACAAGCGCCAGCACCTTACCGACGAGCACATGAATGCTCGTAAGCAGGTAGCCAAGAAGGTGCAGCAGGCAGTACAGATTGAGGCTACCAATAGCGACTTGGCCAAGCTTGTAAGCGGATACGTCTTCAAGATGGTTGAAAACGGGGATCTAGTTCCGACACTGTCGGAGGGACTCCGGGCCCAGGAAATGCTGGACCGAAGAAAGGAAAAGAACGCAGATCGAGGTCTCGCAGTCGCAATGGCTGGGATTCTCGGGGGCGGATCATACACTCTGATTGCAGAGGAGGTAGACAATGAACAAGGAACTTAAGGCTGTACTGGCGTCCTGGGGGCGCTCGTTCCTAGCCGCAGTAGTCGCCCAGCTGATCGTGCTTGGGGACGGCGTTCTCGACCTTAACCGTGACGGCATTCGCTCGCTCGCGGCTGCGGGCCTTGCAGCTGTTCTCCCAGTAATCCTTCGCTGGCTTAATCCGGACGATGTTGCGTTCGGGAACAAAGGAGAATAACTATGGCACCACCAAAGAAGGTAAACAGAAGCGTTGAAGGGTCAACTAAGGTCGAAAGCCGTGGAAACACAGGCAAGAGCACTCCTGGAAAGCGCTATTCCAGCGGAGCCCCCGCACGCGGGACTCAAGCTCGCAAGGATATCCTTGCTGATATGCAGCGCCTTGTTAACTACGTAAAAACCGGAAAGTTCAAGAACTGGAAAGAGAAGAAGAAGATCTGGGCGCAGATTGACAACTATCGGGTAGCACTTGGAACCCTTAAGGAGACCAACCGCAGGTCGAAGAGCAACGCCACCGGCGTAAGCACTTATGCCGACGGTACAATCAAAGTGAGGAAGGAAGCCGGATTTGATCGAGACTCCGGTCGTGGCGGTGGCCGCAAGTCCTCGCAGATGTCCGATGGCGGCGGGAAGCCTACTAAGCCGAAGGGCAAGCCAGGCAGTCCTAAGCCTCGTCCAGTATACGTACAGGCTGGGCAGTCGTTCGACTACATGCCGTTTGACGGCGCTCATCCAGAGAAGTCAAAGCGAACTGCAGCCCAGGTTTACAAGGATAAGATTGTAATGCCGGCTGAGAAGGCCAAGCAGGGAGAGTCACGTAAGGACTACATCCTGCGCAAGACTAAGGAAGGACTCGCCAAGGGCGGGACGCGTGGTCGATAATGTTGGGGAAGAAGAAGGCTCCAAAGAGCCAGCCAAACCCGAAACCAGATCGATCAAAGATTACCTACATGGTTAAGGAGAAGAGAACTCCTGGGATTCCAGCTAGCTCAGCTCCTTATCGATATCGTACAGTTAAAACATCAAGGGGGCGATAATGCCAGGAAAGAAGATGCCAGCGTTCCTCATGGATATGTATGCCAAGAAGGGCGCTAAGGTAAAAGGTAAAGTTAAGGCCAAGACAGCAAAGGGTAAGAAGCTTCCTAAGGGCGGCAAGACTCTCTTTGGCACCAACAAGGCCGGCCAGCGAACCGTAGCCCAGCGTGGCTAAAACCCCAGCCTGGACCCGCAAGGAAGGTAAGAACCCTGCAGGTGGGCTGAATGCTAAGGGGCGTGCATCCTACAAGGGTGGCACGCTAAAGGCGCCAGTTAAGTCTGGCGACAATCCGCGTCGAGCGTCGTTCCTGGCCCGCATGGGTAACATGCCTGGGCCGGAGCGAGACTCTAAGGGGCGACCGACGCGTCTCCTGCTCTCCCTTCAAGCGTGGGGGGCTAGCAGCAAAGCCGACGCTAATGCTAAGGCCAAGGCGATCAGCGCTAGAAACAAGGGGAAGAAAAGTGCCTAAGATGACTGTAGCTCAAAAGTACAAGTCGCTTAAGTCCCAGACAGAGCGAGCCGGTATGACCGTCAAGGAAAAGAAGGGCAAGCTCGTCGTGTCCAGGAAGTTGAAGGGGAAGAAACGTGCCAGCTAAAAAGGGACTTTACTACAACATCAACGCCAAGAAAAAGCGCATTGCCGCTGGATCTGGCGAGAAGATGCGTAAGCCAGGATCGAAGGGAGCACCTACATCCAAGGCGTTTAAGGAATCCGCAAAGACAGCTAGGCGCAGAACCGCTTGAACATTAATGCTGAGATTGCCCAAGATCTCGCCAGAGGTCGAACCGACATCGGTTTCTTTGCCTCTCGCTGGCTGGGTGTCAATCTCAATCCGGGCCAACTGGCCTGGCTAGAAGGTATGGTTGCCCGTGATGAGACAGGGTTCAGGCCCAAATACCTGACCACTGTGTGCAGCGCTGGCAACCGGGCCGGTAAGACTTTGGGGATGGCGGTTGGAGTCCTGCACTCTGCCACCTACAAGCTGGGACTTCGTCCCCCGACCGCTGGGTCCATTGAGGATGCCGAACGTTGGACTACCGAGCCTTACGAATGGTATCACATTGGTATCCAGCAGGAAACTGCTGAGTTGGTGCATAGGGAACTATCGATGCTTCTGCAAGGAGGCCACCCCGCCCAACGAGGTAGAGGATGTCCAATAGTGAAAGAGATCGGTCCAGTCTACAACTTCGAGAAGAAGTACCGTGGTGAGTACCTGTGGATCAAGGTCGATCCCATCTTCGGTGGGGCCAACATCCACTTCCGCACCACCCAGGACAAGGCCAAGGCGCTCCTGGGCAAGGACATGAATGGCATCTCGTTCGACGAGGCAGCCTTCGAACCACATCTTCTCATGATCTACCAAGAGGTTTTGAACCTCCGACGGCTCTCGACGGGTGGACAGCTGCACTTCATTGGCACACCGACTGAGGGCATCAACGACTACTCAGACCTGTGGGAGCTGGGAAACCCAATCAACCCAGACCGAAATGACCAGTTCATGAGCTTCCGGCTCTCGACTAGGGACAACGTAGGGTTCGGTCTTAACGCCGCAACGTTCGACTCCATCGTGCGTCAGCAGGCAGAGTACCTTGTACCACAGAACATCGACGGTTACTTCATCGAGGCGAGAGATGCGTACTTCAACTCAGACATGATCGACAAGTGCTTCGTGGACTTTGAGGAGGAGATTGCTCCGACCAAGGGCCGCAGGTACTCCCAGGGCGTAGACCCTGGCATTTCATCAGACGCAACGTGGGCAGTCACTATTGACTACACGGAGCGCGACATGATGGTAGGAGTTAGGTGCCGCCGCAAGGTTGGCAAGCAGACAATCCCATCGGTGGTGAACATGGTGCGAGAGGGGCACCTGCTCTATAACCAGGACGGTGCTGCATGCACCAGCACAATTGACTCGACTGGCTTCGGTGGAAAGCTTTTCCGCCAGGAGTTCAGCATCATCAAGCCACTGAGGGACTATGACTTCGGTGGCACGAGAGCCAAGAAGCTGGAGCTTCTGGCAGATCTCAAGGCCGTGATTGATCGGCAACAGCTCAAGCTCCCGCGCAAGGGTGCTTGGATGGAGCTCCGGCGCCAGCTGCTGGGCTACAAGCTAGATGACAAGAAGCTGGAGACTGATGCCGTAATGGCACTGGCGCTGTCGGTGAGGCACGCGACCAGAAACCCTTCGAACCCGGTGGCGAAGCCTGTGTTCAGTTACTTTGGGGAGATTGTAAATGGCTAAGGAAAAGTTTAAAAAGATTAATACTAACTTCGTAGACGGCAAAGCTCGTGCTACGTTGTATACCGATGATCCTAACATTGCTCCTGCATCAACGATTGCCTCCATCCGCGAGACAGTTGCTAAGGCACGTCAGGAAGTCAAGGGCAAGAAATCTCCTATTCCTCGCGCAGGAACGGTCGGCTCCCCAAAGGTTGAGTCGTCAGCTAAAACTACGAGCGCCAGCCAAACTGCCGCAATTAAAGCCGCCATTGAGAAGGCACGCCTCGAGATCCGTGGTGCACAAACCAACAATGTTTCTGCACCTGGGACACCGATCAAGACTGAGCTTACACCAGCTGCCACAAAGGGCCGTAAGGCAAACGCACTCCCCAGCGCAGTTGCCAATGGTCGCTCGAAGAAGGCCGGATCGGGCCGCACCATCAACGATGCAGTCATCTCCGGTGGCAAGGTCCGCGTTGCTAAGATCAATCCAAAGTTCGACCGACTGCAGGCCCTCACCGCCGAGCAGAAGAAGGGCATGTCCCTTGAGCGCCAGCGCCTAAACCAGATTGGAGAGGTAGCTGAGGAGAACGAAGACTACCTTCTCGCTCTTGAGGCCATGAACCGAAAGCAGCTGGTTGAGCCAGAGCAGAACCGAATGCGTGCGATCTACCGGCGCTACGACCACTACTTCCACCCTAATACCTTCACACTTGGTGGAGCAGACCACTGGGCAGAGGACCCAAGCGCACGGCTATCAGGACGCTCGCACGTGTCGGTCAACCTGCACGCCTCATACGTCCAGATCCCAGCATCACTGCAGGCTGTAACCCCTGTCATTAACTACGTACCAACGGGTCCTACCGAAGGCGAGCGAAACCAGGCTTCACGCAGAGAGCGTCTCATGTACGCTTGGTGGGATTCCAATGACATGGACCTAAAGCTCGAAGAGGCAGCTCTTCTCAAGGCCCTGTACGGTAACACAGCTGCCAAGATCTTCTGGGATCCGATCAAGAAGATGCCACGCATCCAGATCGTCGACACCCCAGAGAACCTCTACGTTGGCTACGGAAGTTCTGACTACACTCGTGTAGACTGGGCTCTTTACAGCTACGGTCAATCCCCTCAGGCTGTACTTGAGGACTACGGCGTTGACGTTATCCCGGTACGAGATGGCAACCAGTGGTTCCCATATACCTCGTCCAGCACGCATGACGACCCAATCGCCAGCATCTACCTGAACAGCTACCACCGCGATCCGATCCGCTACCAGACGGCGTACGACCAGATGAAGATCGAGATCATGGACTACTGGTACAAGCACCCTACTACCCCAGGCAAGCCACCGCTCGTGTGCAACGCTATCATCGTCGGCAACACCGTCGTGAAGCGCACTGAGCACCCTGAGCTTGAGGGTATCATCCCTTACATCATGCTCCGGAACAGCATGATCCCAGGCAGCCCATACGGCAAGCCTGAGCTGTACGACATCGAGCAGCTCCTACGGGAGAAAGACGAGAAGATCACGGCGCAAGCCCAGATGATTCACTCCGTCGTTGGCGGTCAGATGTGGCAGCTCACTGGTGCTGAGGCTCCCGATGAGGTCCCGGCCAACGCCATCCCGAAGCCAAACCAGGTCGCTACCCCTGGGGCCGGTAACCGCATTGAATCCATCAACCCATTCATTCCTCAGTTCCAAGTAGAGGATTACAACAAGCGTATCGACCGTGAACTTGCAGTCGCCTCTGGCTTGAACGATCTTCTACTTGGACTTGCTCCATCTAGCGTACTTGGCTCGAGCCGTGCGATTGCGCAGCTCATGGCCAACTACGAAGCTCGTATCTCCCCGAAGCGCAAGCTCCTCTACAGCTGGATCCAGCAGGTGTGGGAAGTGTGCGCACGCGTGTGGGAGAACAAGGACAAGGCAGTTGCTAACGTCATCGATGGCGAATACTCCATCATGCTGACGCCTCCAGAGCTCACACCACGAGACACCATCGAGCTTGCTCAGACCGCTATTAACCTGGTGCAAAACCGACTCTGGTCGGCAGAGCGTGCGATGGATCGCATGGGCGTAAGCGACCCAGAGGGCGAGAAGGACCTGATCCGCGACGAGCAGACAGACGCCACGCTCAACCCAGCTGCGGTACAGACGATGGGTGCTCTCATCCAGATGTTCTCGCAGATGCAGCAGCAGGCTCCTGAGGCAGCTCAGCAGCAGGCAGAGGCAGGGCAGGCAAGCGCCATGGAGGCTATGGCCAGCATGAATCCACCGCAGGGTGGCATGCCAATGCTGAACGCTCCAACCGATGGCGCCATGCCGCCACAAGAAGCCCTTCCTCAGAACGCGCAAGAGGGCGGGGCAGATCTAATGTCAATGCTTCAATCAATGCAGGGAGGTAATGAATAATGGCCAGACGTGGTAGCTTCGGCAGATCAGGCACAACACAGAACCTTTCTGTACTCGTGTACCAGCTGGTCAAGGAGCAGATGAGCACAGATCTTACGAACATCCTTAACGCCTACGAGACTAATATGAAGGATGGTAGATACACCACCCAGTTCAATGGTCAGAACGTAGACGGCGAGTACGTCATGACGTACCTGTCTCAGATGCTTTCTGGGTTCCCCCCCGGATCAACTGAGTACGAGACCCTTAACTCGCAGCTGTCAACATTCCGCTCACGATACCAGCGCGATGTCCAGAACCTTGTTATTGACTCGATGAACAACGGAACCCAGATTGACTTCGGCCTTCTAGGGCCGGCGTTCTCCAATAAAGGTATTGCAGAGGTAGAGCTTTCCGACGTCCGTAACTGGGCAGACGGAGAGATCGCTGCCTTGCTCGAGAATGGCGATAGCGCCCAGGCCGACAAGATCAAGGGCGCAGTCTTCGTTGCCGGGTTTAACGTAGAGAACGATGGCAAGGTTGCCGCTGTCAACAATGAGTCTATGACCAGAGGGCAGTACAACAACTGGTTGAAGGGTCAGCTGAAGGCTGCTCTCGACGCTGGCTATACAAAGGACAGCGAGGCATATCGCGGCATCCTCAAGCTACAGGCTGAGGCCGCGAAGCAGGCTAAAGTTGAGGGTGAAGGTAAGGCAGCAGAGGCGGTCGTCAAGAAGTTCAACGCTATCAAGACTGCACTAAACGACAAGGCCAGAGACATGCTACAAGCCTATGCTGATGCCAATGGTATCAACATGGCAGAGATCAATGCGCTCATTGGCCAGGCTAAGGGCGACTTTGTTTACTACGAAACGATGCAGACTCTCGCTGCCCAGATTGGCAAGGGCGGGGAGTACGATGGATTCTACGGCGACGTAACGAGATTTGCTGGGGAACAGTTGCTCTCAGAGTTTAACTCCTTGGTCGTAGGCAGCCAATCGCAACTTATTGACCTGAGGGAGAATGGCCTAGGCGGCTTGTCTGAAGAAGATAGGATCAAGATAAAGGGCGACCTCGATGGAGAGATCGCCACTGGCAATGCGTACGTTTCACAAAGCGGTATCCCGTTTGGTTCCGGCGGAAGCCTGAGCGCACTTGATTCTTTGTATACTGGCCTAAGTTCTGCTGGCGTTTACTTTAGAAATGATGGGTCAACAAAGGTTGGGCAAGGCGGGCATCCTGAAGCTGTGTTTGACGTCATGAAGCAGTTCGGTGATCAGCTTAAAGATGTTGAGGGGTATTCTCTTCTAAAGTCCCTTGCACAAGGCAACATCCCAGTAACTCTAATCGAAGGATCTAGCGAGCTGATCCAAGATAACAACCCGCCAGACGGCGTGATTGGCGCAGCAGAATGGAAAACAGCTTTCGAGAATGGCCTTTCACGAGACACGTTTGCTGAGATCGAGGAAGCTGCCTCGACAAAGGCCGCTACACTTGTAATGCCATCTGTTGGTGGATCAGCAACAATCTCACCAAAGACTTTGGTATCGATTGTTCTTGGTGCCCACATGAGCAACCACCTTCTTGCGACTGGTGGTCAGGTTGTGATGAACTCAACTGGCATGGTTACAATCACCGACAACGCAGCGCCTGGCGGCCCTCTTGCACGCCCTGCCCTCATCAAGGTAGGTGGCAAGACATATGGCGGTATCAGCGAGCCTATGACCATTACACAGGTCACAGAAGGTGAGCAGGTAGCGTCTGACTGGGCTACCACCAACACAAACATGCAGATCAACGTATACAGAACTGGTGGTCCTGGCGACAAGAATGCCGGGATCTATGTCAGTATTGTCGGGGGACTCGAAGGCCCAAACGGCAAGGCGCCAAATGGCATTATTATCCCTTACGATAAGTTCAAGCGTTGGATGCGCGACGTTGCCGGTATTGACATCGACGACAGAACATTCATGGTTCCAAACTCGCAAGAGCCAGCCGCTATCAGAATTGCCTCTACCGACAGAGCAACTGCGGAAGGAATCGATATCAATAAGGCTCTTGCCGGAATCACCAACCCAGATAGCGAATACTTCATTGGTAGATCTACTACTGGCAAGGGAGCTGGCATCATGCAGATCACAGAGGCTGGAGTTACCAGCCTACAGGATCCTGGGTTTATTACTGATCCAGCCAATGTCAAGGGAGCTATCGACGAGGCGTTCAAGAATCCATCAGATATCTTGTCTAGGGCTACTGCGTACGCAGCTGCAAGAGGCGAGCAGGTAACTCAGAAGGACTTGATCAAGGCCGTTTATGCCAGCATCCCTGGTATTCCTACGACGTACAACATGGACCTCCAGGCTGAACAGTTTGGTAAGTTCGGCGACGTTGGCGCAAGGATTACCGCCCTGTTCCCAACCATTAAAACTGGGGCTCTAGTGATTCCAAGTGGAGAGGGTACAGTGCCTGGGACAACGGGCCCAGCTCCGACTATTCCAGAAGGCCCAGTCCCATCGTGGAGGCAGAACCAGGGAACTGGTAAAAGTGTTAGTCCAATGGAGGACAAGTACGGCAAACCTAACCCTTTGACCCCAACGCCGCCTGGAGGATCAGGGAAGAAGGATGGCGGCAGCCCATTTGGATTCCTGGGGGAAGTGTTCCGAAATATCCCAAATATCTTCGAGCCACCAAAGGTTGGTGGTACAAAGCCAGCTGGGATTAAGCCAACAACCGGAGTTAAGCCTAAAGACACCAAGCCAGTGTCGTACTCGCTCACTCCTAGAAATAGACCGCCTGGAACCGGGGGTGCCGTTTAATGCCACTGTACTACGATGATCCGCCACGAAGACTACCTGGTACTGAGGTAAGTACCAGGGATCTTCGGATTAATCTTGACATTGGCGGAGACCAGAAGGTAAAGGATCTGCGACCAGACGAGCAGCTGTTCGCTGCAATGGGTAGCGCGGTAACCGATACAATCAAGACTGGTATCTCCATTGGCAGCAAGCTGCCAATCCTTCCTGAAGCTGTAAAGCTTGTGGCTGACAGCCCAGTTGGCTGGACTATTGGCAAGACCCTTGAGGCCTTGCAGCTTGCGTCTAACGTGGTAAGCACTGGTGGGGCGTTCTTGCGCAAGGCAGTTACCCGCAAGGAAGATCTTCCAGCAGACATCCAAAGAATGATTAACTCCGGCGCTGATGAGATGGATATTCTGGCATACATGGTAAAGACGCAACGAGCATGGAGCAACTCGCCTGAGGCCAACCTAGTTTTTAGCCTCCTTACGGATCCACTTACGTACACCCCTGCCGTGCTAGGCAAGGTTGGTATGCTTAAGCCCATTGTCGGCGTAGGCACCGGAGTTGCAGGCGCCGCAGCAGGTGGAGCAGTGGCTGGGGCAATGGGCCTCGGGCCTATCGGATTAGTTGGTGGCGGTATCATCGGTGGCGTTACCGGCGCAAGAAAGGCTAGCCAGATTGCTGGCCGAGCCTTAGAGCGCGCAGGAAAGCTGCAGAGAGTTGAGCAGAGGGCAGCCCTAGCCGGAAGGGAAATAGTCCCAACCGCAGCCCGCGAGGCCGTTGAAGTTATCCCTGCTTCTATTGAAAAAGTTCCTGAAGCTGTAAGTTTTCTAAAGACAGTATTCAAGAAACTTAAGACAGCTGAAGGTAAAGCAGACGCGGCAAAGCCTGGATTCATTGATCAGGTCTATGTGGATTCGATTATGGCCCAGATCACCAGGGCTGTACTTAGGACTGGCTCCGGTTATTCGGATGAGGTTAAAGAAGCAGTTATTTTCTTTTCCGGCGACAAGAACGCCGTAAATGCAGCTGAAGACGCCGCCAGAAAAGCCTTCGATGCTGGGAAGATTACCGCGGAAGAAAGGGTTCGAAGAGTCAAGGAAGTAACAGACGAGGCAGCAAAGCATCAAGCTGTACTGGACGCAGAGTTTGGGCCTATTAGGGACCAGATCCGAAAGGCCATCGACGACGCTCTGACCCCGCCCGCCGCACCGCAGGTACCCACAAAATCTCCATCATCTTTTGGTAAGGAAGCAGAGATCGCCGCATTTGGCGGTCCGCTTACTTCTTCAGAAAAACTTGCCATTGCTCTTAGCAAGCCAAGAGGCATGAACCTTAGCGAGAGACTCGCTGTTGGGCGACAGGCCACTCAGGCTATTGCCAAGGCAGAGAAAGTTCTTGAGGGCGCAACAGATCCAGGGATTATCCAGGCGCAGAAGAAGATTATCTCTAACGCACAAGAGGCGATGAAGGACATCAACGCCATTGACGAAGGGATTATCTACGGAACATACAGCGCCCTTAGAGCAATAACTGAGGGCGCAGGCGGTCCGCTAAAATACCTAGCCTCTGCCTTCACTGTACCTGCCCACATGCTTATGCAGAGAGAACTAGGTGGAGTTAGACTAAATGAGCGCGTTGCTAGGTACGGCGCCGGCATCTTCGGAGACGGCGTAACCTCTGCATTCAACGAGCTTGTAGGTAGAGCTATTGCCAACTTCGGCATGATTGGCATGCAGAACGTCTTCCTTGGTAAGAACACGTTCAGAGCAGCTAACGTAGCTGAGCGCATTGCCAAGGCATACTTCGACGCCAAGCAGGACCTCCGTATCCTTAGCGGTTCTGGAGCAGATGTTAAGTTCACGCCACAAGAAATCATTGAGCAGATGCGCACGAACGTTTCTGCTGCGGCTGCTCAGGGCGGAGACACTGGAATCGTTGGCATGTTTGACGCAACAAACCTTGAAGAGCTCACAAAGCGCATTGAGTTCCTGTCCAGCGTAGACCAGCAGGCTGCTGCGCTAACTCCTGGACGAGGTACCATTCCGCAGATTAAGGCTCTTGCCAACTACATCGAAAGCGAAATGAACATCGGTGACATCCAGGCTATTAGACGTGCCAATCCGGATGCCCCTGCTGGCCAGGTGTTTGAGAAGACGTTTGTGTCCCAGATTAAGGAGTCAGGAGTAGAAGCATTCCACCAAGCCGGCGTTGATCAAATCAAGAATCAGATGGTCAAGCTTACATTTGAGGTTCGCAACAAGCAAGTTGCTAGAGCTATGTTCGAACAGCACGCCAAGTCGGCCACCATTGCCCTTGGGCAGAAGTGGGACGAGGTCGCAGATGCATGGCGAAGGACGTTCGAAGAGAGATTTGGCAAGTTCTACGATGAGCGCGGTCTTCCAAAGAGTGAGAAGGCTATCGACGAAGCGGCAGAAGAGATGCTGTTTGTTCAGTCAATCGGCTACTCTGGTGCAAGCGAAGTCACCGGAACTGTTAACAGACTCTTCGATAGAGTACAAGCAGCTGACCCAACGTTGATTGCAGAGATCGGGCAGGAGTCATTCGAGCAGCTACAGAACATCTTTGCAGAGATTGGCGGTAAGGTCAACGTCGTATCTAAGTACCATCTGTTTAGCGACACGGCCACAGCGCTGCGTCATGCCTACATGCTCATTGAGAAGTCAACTCCAGAGGCTACGTCAAGATACGTAGACGATGAGGCTAGACTGGTAACGGTAAACATTGAGGACAACATTAGCTCCAGCGTGGCCCGCAGAGCTGGCTCTTACGGCGACGTAGCCACGATCAAGCGACAGCTTAAGAAGATGGCTAGCAATCCTAAGGCGCCAAGAGGATACGTTAAGATCCTCAACAAACTCATTGATGGTCTTGACAATACAAACAACCTTGACGATGTACGAGCCATGTGGGCTAAGACCGCAGCAGATGAGCTCGACGACGTACGGGCTTTTGGCGGCACCAAGAATCACAAGGAGATCTACGAGTTCCTGCGCGAGGCTATTGACCAGGGTCTTACCTCTAAGAAGCTTTCGGATCGGCAGATCGCCAGACTGTCGACAGCGCTCCGCATTATCGGTTACGATGCAGACTTCATTGCAGGTCTAAACAACGGTGCCTACAGGGTTGCCCTTGCGCCAACCAACAACATGATCTACAAGCCTTCCTTCCTAGAGACAGCTGCTGCGCAAGGCGGCAGGAGAACAGGTATGTTCTCAAACAAGATTGTTCCGTTCGTTGATAACACTAGCGAAAGCGTAATCAAAGTGTCGAAGAAGATGGTGCAAAATCCAGAGTACAAGTCTACGTTCCTTCAGGAGTTTGGCACTAAGATGTTTAGCGATATCCCACAGAAGTATATCACGGCATCTATTAGGCGGCGGATGGCTTCGTACCTAGCTCGCGGCGGCCTTGGCGAAGAGGCCGTAGATGCAGTACTCGACGATCTTGTTCAGAGAGGTATCGCAAACGGCGTGTCCGCAAGGGGGCTTGAAACCACTGAGCATTACACTGCATTCAAGAACGCTATCGATAGGGTTGGCGGGGTTGGTGCTTATGAGACTTTTGTCCAGTCATACATGCGCAATACTATTGACGGGGCAACAAAGTTCGACCCAACCAAGGCAGTAATGTACGCCTTCCGTGGCGACAAGAACACTATCGGTCTTACGCAGTACGCGACCGGTGGAGCAAAGGTATGGATGCCATCTATTGCAGGGTTTACAGATAGGCTCTACCCGACCCTTAAGTTTAAGATGAACCCAATCTACTTTATTCAGGAGTGGCTTGAGAGCCCTACCCTGAACGCCGCTCGAGGTGTCGACGTTGATACCCTAGCCAGCATTAGCCGAGACGGTGCAGTGTCCAACGTAAGCGCTGGCCAGCTAAGAAACCTAAGTGACGTTGGCCCGGAGACTCAGAACTATTTGGACAACGTCAACTTCCTAGCTGTTTTCCGAAACGACGCCATTGCACAGGCAACGACTGGGCGATACGATGATGTGGTCGCAGCCACTGGCCTGTGGCAGAACATCAAGACCGGTCGATCCCTTGGCAAGCTTGCCCAGAATAAGGAGAAGTACCGAGACGCATTGGCACTCGACCTTACTGCAAAGACGTTCTCTGAGACGCTAAGAAACAGAGACTTCAACACTTGGTCAGCCCTAGCTGCACACTACGGCACGACCGACGCCCGCGCAATCTTTACTAACTATGTGAACTACAGGCTTAGACTTGGCGACACGAAGCGTGTGCTCTCCGACATCGAAGCATCCAGGCCAGCAGGTGTTGGCTTCAACCGCATCCCTGACCCAGAAGGTAACGTCCGGTTTGCCGCTAAGGTAGAGCTAATCACTGGCAACAGCAGACTCACTGAAGAGCTGGCTGGGCAGTTTGGCGGTGCCAACCTTGGGCCGGAAGATCTATTTGAGTACTACGTCCAGAACCCACATATCTGGAGAGCAGAGCTGGACAAGCATATGATTTCCCTTCAGGATGCTGGCTACGACATGACTGAAATCCTACCTGTTGCTGAAACCCTTCGCAAGAGGATCATCAGGCTGGAGGATGCCATTAAGGAGCAGGGCTACGTTCCAGAAGATATGCGTGCCTTCCTGCCCGCCGCCGGCCTTGCCGATGCATCTGACAAGCTGGGCGAGGCACTCAATAGGCTTGACATTCAGAGCATCGAGCTGATTCACAAGCAGTCCGCACTCAGGACTCTTGCCAGCGCGTCTGGCATGATCAACCCTGAGGCGATGACAGATCTTGGCGACATGGTTGTGCAGACGCTGCTAGTTGGCAAGGGCTTCTCTACCGAGGCGCAGAACGTTATTGACGCTGTGAACAGATCCATCGACGCTGCCAAGAGCAGTGGCGCCAACATGTTCACGGAAGGGCGGGCGTTCTCTGAGGCTGTAAGCGACGCAATGCGCAAAGAGATTGCAGCTGACCCAAGCCTGATTAAGGTGTTCCAGGAGAACAGCCTGGAGATTATCTCCAACCGTAGCGCGGAAGAAACAGTATACAATGCGTTCCAGTACGCATACACAAAGGCGCTTGAGCAGGCTAACAAGACAACGTACTACGCATCGCAGCGCTCGTTCTTTGAGCGAACCATTAACCACCCACTGCTTGGTTTCTATCCGTACAGCTACATGTTTAAGAAGATCCTACCAGAGTTTATCCAGCTGCTCTTCAAGGGTGGCTTTGGTGTTAAGGCCCCAGGCGCTGGATACTCCGCATACATGAATGTCCGTGACTACGTAGAGGCCCAAATCGAGGAAGATCCATCGTTCCGTCGAGCGCTAGAGGCAAAGGCAGAGCTGATGTATATGACAACGATGCTTTTCCCAGGCGTCCCATGGGATCTGTCGGTTGTGCCGTCTCCTATTCTAAGAAACGTTTACAAGAGAATCATGACGGACAAAGACATTACTCTTCAGAACATCCTCATTGACGACACCATCAGTAAGTTCTCTGACTTCGGCCCATTCACCTCGATCCCTATGGCAATCGAAGGTGGGCTGCAAGCATTTGAAGATAATAGCCCGAAGCCTATCAGACGGGTTCCGTCTGCATTCCCTTCGAGCTTGGATTAAAAGGAGGTCAAAGTGACCGACGAAGTCGTGCTGAACGACCAGGACCAGTCGCAGGTAGAGCCTGCCACTGACCAGGATAACGACATCACCACTTGGAAGAAGCGTCTCGCTGGTAAGGACCAGGCTCTGACGGCTACCAAGAAGCAGCTGGATGATATCAAGGCTGAATACGAAAAGGTTCAGACTTGGAAGCTCCAGATGGAAGAGGCAAGTCTCACGGAGTTTGAACGTGCGCAGCGACGCATCGCCACTTTGGAGAAAGAACTTAAGGTTACTCGGGAGTCCGAGAAGCGTGAGCGACTAGCCAAGGAATACCCAACCTACGCTTCGTGGGCTTCGAAGGTGGAGGCCCTCTCCGATGAGGAGCGTGCCGCTGAATTCGAGGCTCTCATGAAGACGGGCGGGGCTCCAAAGCAGGAGTTCACAGATCCAAACAAGCCGGCGAAGCAAGTTGCTTCGACCGGGAAGAAGCGCTCCTCTGAGGAAATTGTCAAGGACATCGCTGCCCTTGGCAATCCATGGGGCGAGTAAATAAGGAGTAAATAATGGCAACGAATACGCGTGCAGTTATTGACGGTAACTCGTCAAATGCATATTCAGCGCTTATTACGGAGCTCGTTTCGCAGCAGGCTCAGGAGAACCTGCGAGACCGTCTGGTCCATGCGATGCCGGGGAACTACACCTCGGGTCGCTTCCAGAAGGGCAGCAACGAGATCCGCTATGCGCGCTACCCAGACCTCACCCCGCTTGGCATCGCGGATACCCTTACTGAGGCAGGAGCCCCGGCTGAGTATGATCTCACGATCACGACTGAGTCCTTCGTTCCTAAGCAGTACGGTAAGGTTCTCAAGATTTCAGACCTTGCGCAGCTCGACAGCCCGCATGACCTGATCGCAATCGCGTCGGAGCGCCTCGCACGAGCCGCAACCGAGTCGATGGACCAGATCATCCGCGACGTTCTCAAGCAGGGCACGAATGTTCGTTACGCTGCAGGCCGCGCTGGGCGCTCAACTGTTGCTTCGACGGACAAGCTCACCGGCTTGGAGATCAAGCAGACCGTAGCCAAGATGAAGGCCGCTAACATCCCAACCTTCGCGGATGGGTTCTATCGCGCAATCATCCACCCTTCGGTTGAGTTCGACCTCTTGACCGACACGAGCACGAACGGCTTCCTCGAGGCCACGAAGTACACTAAGTCGCTCGACCTCCTCAACGGAGAAATCGGCGCGTACGCTGGTGTTCGCTTCTTGGTATCGCCACAGGCCGCGACGTTCACTGGCGGCGTTGGTGGTGCTCTCACCATCCACTCGTCGTTCTTCTTCGGGCCTGATGCCTACATCGTAGGCGACAGCCAGACGCTTCAGAGCTACTTCGTGGCTCCGGGCGGCGACCACAGCGATCCAATCGCCCAGGTTGCAACGCTTGGCTTCAAGATGCGCTTCGGTGCGATCCTCCGTGGCGAGGGCACGACCGGCGAGTTCGATGGTAGCAATACCTCGACTGGCCAGCCGCGATACCTCCGCGTGGAGTCGGTTGCTTCGACGCTCTAATCGTAACTAGGGAGTGGGGGTCGGGCTTCGGCTCGGCCCCCGCAACCACAAGGAGACCTTATGGCTATTACACTATCATCACTCAGGACTATAGTACGGCGAGACCTGCGTGACTCTGGTGCCACTAAGACATGGAGTGACGACGAAGTCAACGACATGATCAAGTGGGGCGTCCAGGAGGTCTCGCGCATCCGACCACAGGAGACCTATGAAGAAGTTGCTTACACTGCTCCTGCCGTCGGAGCTTTCTTTACTATCAACACACTTACGCTCGACACTGTTTACCGTGTTGATGCGTATAAGAACAGCAAGCTTATCGCTTCGGTTCCATTTGCTCAGGATGCCCAGGCTACTGGTGGATGGGACTTCCTTAATGGAAAGCTGCACATGCCACCCTATCTCGTCCTGCCTGACGGATCTACACTGCGGGTGTTTGGATACAAGCACTATACGCAGCCCACGATTGACTCGTCCTCTATCGAGCTCGACGACGATGCTACTAACGCCGTGCGTGCATGGGTCCAGAAGGAAGCGATGTTCATGCTGATCTCTGACCGCGTCCGATTCCAGCAATGGCAGGTCGCAGCAGGAGCATCAGACACTAACAGCATTCAGTTGGCCCAGCTTTACAGTGCGGCAGAGCGACGATGGGACAAGATCTCTAAGTCAGTGCGCCGCGTAAGGAAGACACCCTAATGGATCTTAGCGCAGCAGTAACTATCCAGCGTCCTGGGGCTGCGCCCCTGGATATCAATAGCATCCGCGACCCCAACTCCGTTGGGTCATCGCCTGTTTCTGGGTACATGATTGAGCAGGTAGACTTCTCATCTGTGCCCATTACTGCGTTCACGGAGGACACCCCGCTGGTGGATGGTGTTGACAGCTACGATCCGTACCTGTCAGCACGCACCATTAACATTGTCCTGTCGGTATACGGCAGCAGCTACGGCGACTTCTGGGACAAGATAACTGCTCTTAACGCTGCGCTTCAGGCTCAGCCTATGGCTGCTAGTACCGCAACGTACGCTGCGCTGGAGGCGGACGGCAAGCGCAAGCTATCATTTAGTCAGCCTAAGGCCGTAGGATCATATAGCCTGTACATGATGGTCCGTCCTATGGCGCTGCCAAGATTCGTCACGGACGCATCGTCTTCAGCAGGAGATCCAACAAGGGGATACTCAGTTAAGTGCAGCGTTAGCCTTATCGCAGAGGACCCATACAAGTATTTCGAAACAGAGTCTACTTTTTCTAGAGTTGGCAGTGGGGCCCTGACTATCTCCAATACCGGCACAACAGTTGCTTGGCCAACAGTTACCTGGAACGTAACATCACTTAGCACCGTATCATTCGGTACTGGCGATACCATTGTTCAGCACACAGGGGTATCAAGTAATGTTACCGACACCTTTAAGACCGCGCAGTCTACTAGCTCATCTACTTTAACAAGATACGAATTCTTTAGCCTGCCGCCTGGTAACAAGTCAATAACTATATCTGGCCAGTCAGGGCAAACGGTAACTGTAACAATTAGAGAGGCTATCCTCTAGTGCCAGCTAAGAACATTGTAGTGATCCGTAGCCGTAATTCCTACGACTCTGCCGATGAGTTCTGGCAGGGTGCTCCCGTTGCCGTAATCACTGATGCGCGAGACATTGGCGTGCAGTTGTATGCTAACGATGGCGGATCAATGTTCTTCACCTTGCCAGTTGACCATCCGGCTCTACCGCTAATCGACCCACTTAACCAGCACTACGTTGTGCAGCGCTGGAACGGCAGCAGCTATGATACCATCCAATCTGGGTTCATCACCGACTATGACGCCAGTGCCAACGAGGTGGTCATCAATGGTGCGGACTACATGACCACTCTCAACAAGTACTACACCCCAATCCACGGCCCGGAGCTGGGGGCCAAAGCAATCCCAAACACAGACACTACAACTATTCTATCCACCACGCCTAGCGCAATCATCGCAGCAGCAGTGTCTAAAGATCGAGCAAAGTCGTCCGAAGGGTACGCTGTGTCCTCAACTGACTCCACCTATAAGAACGTAGGGAAAATTTCAGCCTACTCTGGCGCAGCCCAGTCATCTACCAACCCATCAGGTACTCGAGATGCAATCACTGTGGCGTATGAAGAGGTTTCAGGTGTCAAAACTGGGACAGTTATTCTGAGCGGTGCTCTATATATTTGGAGAAGCTCAACAGCTAACACGTTTCAGGAAGGGGAGACCGGCAAGCTTATTGAGGGTAACTTCTCTATTGGTACCAGCTCTTCTGATAAGGGTAAGATTGGATTCATCATTAGCTCAAACCCAGGCGGACCACTTGCAAAGGTTGAGTTCGACGTATACATTGCGGTAAGCAGCCTAGACATTGGATATACGAGCGGTGGATACGGTGCCCTTAACTTCAGCGTAAAGCTACGACCGGTATCTAACTACGTCTCTGCCACAGAAGACCATACTGGATCAGACTTGAACAGGACTCTCTCTATTCTTTCAGAGGGCGTAAGCTACGAGTTCTATGTAACCCCGTACTATGAGGGTAACCTTTCTCCATCAGACGCAACAGCAGACTTTGACCAGTACATCTGGGGCGCTACAACTCGCGCACCTGAGTCTACGTTTACTGCTGGCCTTCAGACTAACACTATTAGAGACGCTTTTGACGATCTTCTTGATCCAAACGATCCAGCCAACATCCTTGACCGAAGCGATGACTACCCAAGTATTTCACCAGCACCAGTACCACTAATCAAGTTCATGTCACTAGAGCATCTAGGAACAAACACAACAACCAAACACCCGTACGTGACAGCAGGTCAAGGCCCGGTAGACTTCATGCGTGACTTGGCAGATATCGAGATGGGATCTAGGTCTAATGGCGAGAAGGTTATATTTAACTTCTATGGGGTACCCTCCGCGTCTCCTGACGGGAAGAAGCTGAGTGTACACCACTCTGTCTCGCCAGACCCACAGGCTACCATTATCTACCCTGGGCAGATCCTGGACTACAACGTAACAAACAAGCGTAGCGCCAAGGTTACCTCAGCCAGAGTAATACCTACCACGGACTTCCTCATCGGCTCCAGCACAGAAGGCTCATCAGGTTCTAAGACTAAGGGTGCTGTGAAGAACCCCGCAAGCGGCATAACTAGTTCCAGCCCTGCCCTCCCTAACGTCACCAGCCAGGGCGGATTCCTTTCGGCTGACGCAGCTGGGAACTTTGCACAGGGTATCATCAATGACTTCGGAGAAGACGCTGACACTCAAATGATTAAGATTTCTTTACGAACAGAGCAGTTCGGCCCTATTGGTGTGGCTGGTACGCCTAAGCTTGGCGAGACTGTTCGCGTGGTTGTTCGCCGTAAGAACGTTACGGTCGGTGGCGACGAGCTGTCCGGTCTGTACAATGTTGGCGGCATGCAGTGGCTAGCTAAGATCGACGGCACAGAGCGACTTGCTTTGGACCTGGTCAAGCCCAACAAGTTCAAGGGCGCAGCCATTACCTGGGAGCGCAAGCCCAACCCGGCACCTGAGCCATCGAATGATACCCCGCCACAGCCGGGCACCCCGCCACCGCCAAGGCCACCAACGCCATCAACGCCACCTCGACCAGGCCCTAGCGGCACTGCAAGGCCAGGCATCCCGCGCATTAACGGCAGGCCTGATAGGTTCCAGCTATGACCAGGAGCCAGTTCGAGATCCTCTTGTCAAGACTTGACGACATCGACGTTCGTATGCGTGCCCTCGAGGTAGAGAGCGCCGGAAACAAAGCTGTGCGGAATGCTAGACAAGCAGGCGATTTGGAGGCAAAATGGAAGGCAGGGATCGTGGCGTCCATTGTGGGCGGTGTCGTAACCCTGGCAGCCAAGGTGTACGACGCCTTGACAAACGGAGGTAAGTAATGGCAAAGGCTAACCTAGTAGATCGCGTGGGCGAACTCAAGGAGCAGGGCCTGTCCTTCTCCAAGATTGGGGAGCTGCTCAACATGAGCAAGGACCAGGTTCAGAAGTTCCATAAACGCTACGCTGAGGGGATCCCGGAAGATCTCTTGCCAGCGCAAAAGAATGCTTCGAAGACTCCGCCGTTCGTGGGGATCGACATCGCCTACTTCGACATCGAGACAACGTTCAGCAACTGGCGACGCATGCTGTGCGGTTCGATTGCCGACAGCCTTGGTAACGTCATCACGCTCAGTCACGACACGCACCCTGGCAAGAACTGGCAGGACGATAGCGTGCTGGTGAAGGCATACTGCGAGGAGCTCGACAAGTACGACGTGATCGTCGGCTGGAACTCCAAGCTGTTTGACGTGCCAGTACTCAACTCGCGCATGCTGTACCACGGATTCAAGCCGTACAATCCACGCATGCACCTTGACCTTATGTACAAGGCGACTGGCTCATCCATTGCGATTGGCCGTAAGTCTCTGGACAATGTGTCCAAGTATTTCGGTGTCCAGAACAAGAAGACTCCGCTTGACCCACGCACGTGGGACGATGCGGATCATGGCGACCGCGCAGCATACGAGAAGATCATCGAGCACTGCGAGGCGGACGTGCTGGTCCTTCGGGATGTGTACGCCAAGCTTAAGCCGATGGTGCACATCCTTCACCGATGACCGAAGACGAAGTGCAGTCGCACTTTGACCGGAGTGTTGCCGTGGACTTTGACGACACTATTGTCGTCAGGGTCTTCGGCACTTTGGTTCCTGCCAAAGATTGCATCGAAGCGCTGCAGATTCTAAGAGACCAGGGGTACAGGATCATCATCCACTCAGCACGATCATGGGAGCACTGGCAAGACAGGATCGAGAGAGAGAACGAGATGATCAACCTGCTTAATAGCTGGGAGATCCCGTACGATGAGGTCTATGCTGGTAAGGGTAAGCCACCAGCTATGGCGTACATCGACGACCGTGGGCTGCGGTTCGCAGACAACTGGATGGACATCGCAAGAGTAATCATTGAGAAGGGGAAAGTATGAGCAAGCTAAAGATCGTAACGCAAACGGATAGTATCGAGGGCAAGGATACAAAGGACATCAGCGATAACTGGATGGATGACTGCGCGTGGGCTACGCTTGCGTGTGCAGCTAACCATCTAACCGGGTCTAAGTTCAAGTCTGCAGACGCAATCAAGTGGGGCGAGAAGGTTGGGCGCAAGGACCGCGATGGCCTGCCTGACCCAACGTCGCTTGACCAGCTGGTAAAGGCTGGGCCACTGGCTGGCGTTAAGGTGACTAAGCCTAAGAACTGGTCGGCAGTAGAGGCTGCGATCAATGCTGGTGCAGTGATCATCATCAATGTTGATCAGGCCAAGAACTATCCGCCAGTTCGGATGAGCAAGTGGCATGTCGACCGTGAGAAGCGCAAGCCTGGCAAGCCGTATGGTCACGCCACCTGCGCAGCTAAGACGGCAGACGGGTATGAGTGGGCTGACCCAACGATGAGTGGCAAGGGCGACGAGGAGTATGCCGTTGTCCTACCGTGGGATAGCATCAAGCAGATCGCCCGGTCGAAGGGGGATGCCCCTCACACGAGGTGCCTGATCGTAACTAAGAAGTAACGCTTGACATCCCATGTGGGATGCCCTAAGATCCCCAGTGGACGGACCCACTGGGGGTCTTTTAGTTTATAGGAGGAGCTATGGAAACAATAGCTAAGGCGTTTGACCTGGGGTTGAAAGCCAACCGTAAGGATCGTCCTTCCGGTACGTTCTTCCGTGGCAGCAAGCTTGGCTCGTGCCTGCGACAGCAGTACTACGATGCCACAGGCGAGCCCGTCACTAACCCATTCGAGGATCGGCTGTACCGGATCTTTGAGCAGGGCCACGTCATCGCTGAGACCTTTGAGCGGAACCTCAAAGCGTCTGGGCTATTCGACGAGTTTGAGTCTGAGGTACCTGTAGAGATGGAGAAGTACAACTTCTCTGGGAACATCGACCACCTTGTTCAGTGGAAGAATAGAGACCATATGTACGAGAACGGATGGGAAGTTATCGAGATGAAGTCGATGAACTCGAACGGCTTTAAGTACCTTAAGGGACCTAAGCCAGAGCATGCCATTCAGGCTGCTAGTTATGCGCTTGCGTTGGAGTATAACGGCTTCCTCCCCGAGGAGACCTACGATCAGCAGATCGCAGCTCGCGTTGTGTACGTCAGCAAGGATGACTTCCTGATTAGTGAGTATACTATTGACAGGTCCTGGTATGATAAGGCTATGCGGGTCCTCAAGATCGGCAACACGTTTAAGGAGCAAGGACGGATTCCGTTTAGGCTCCCGGTGCCGGAGGGTAAGGATCCCAAGAAGATGTGGCCATGCGGCGGGTGCCAATGGCTGACTAAGTGCAGGGGGTAACATGGCGGATAAGATCAGTCTAGCTACCAAGATCGCCAAGGTCATGGAGGCCGTTGGCTACGTGCAGAAGGGCGGCACGAACAGCGCCCAGGGGTACAAGTTCGTACAGGCATCTGCCGTTGCGGACAAGGTACGCGCTGAGCTGAGCAAGCTCAACGTGTCGATGACCCCGACCAACATTGACGTGATTAGCGAGGGGCTGACACCGTCTGGTAAGCAGGCGCTGCTCACTCTCCGCTTCACTTGGACGCTCACCGACGGCGACAGTGGCGAGACTATCTCGTTCCAGTCCATCGGTACGGGGGCGGACAGCGGCGACAAGGCTGCGTATAAGGCAGCTACCGGCGCACTCAAGTACGCTCTGCTCACAGGGTTCCTGATCCCAACAGGCGATGACCCAGAGGCAGACGGCAAGACGGATGACGAGATCATTGCTGCTAAGGCTAAGGATCTCTTCAACGGGGTGGTTCAGCAGCCGACCAAGAAGAAGGCTGATGTAGTGGAAGAGGAGTTTGCATTCTGATGGCAAGACTAGACATCTGGCTGAGCGACAAGAAGACGCCAGTCAACAAGGTATCCAAGAACGGTAACAACTATCTCGAAGTGTACGGCACCATGCAGACGGCAGCGTACGAGGAGTGGGCAGACAGCGACCGCGCTAATGCCGCACCTGATCGGTACGCTTACGTGACGCTGCGGTTCTTTGACTCTGAGGCAGAGGATCATGTCGGCAAGGTGTACGAGTGGGCTGTCTCGCAGGAGAAGGACCCGCGTCCGAACGTGCACGTAGTAGGCAAGCTCAACGAGGACCGCGAGTACAATGGCAAGATGTACTACACCATGCTGGTTTCTGACATCTCACCGTTGCGCTATGGTCCACTACGGGGCAAGAAGAATGCGTAGGCGAGAGCTTTCCATGAAGATCGTAGACAGCATCGAGGCGTGGAAGGCTGACGGCTTTGACGACTGCATCGTCGGAGTTGGCCAGCAGTTCACCGAAGGTGGCCAGGTCTTCATCTTCATCTACAGCAAGAAGGCGATCATCGAGAGTATCGCCAATGACATCGTCGAAGAGATTGGCAACCGCGTCAACACGTCGGATGAGGAGCGAGCTGTGCTTGCTGGGTCAGCCTACGATGACGCAGTTGAGTTTTTCGACTACAACATCGCCGGTGCGTACATCGGGCGTGGCATGCCTGTGTTCTTGGAGGACACGTACGACAACATGGTGAGGGAGGTCCTAGGTGAGTGATGCCTCACGTAGGGGTAGACTCAACCGCTCGAGGGGTAATGCCTTCGAGCGGGAGGTCGCTAAGAAGTTTGGCGGCAAGCGAGTCGGACAGTACGGTGGACCGGAAGACGTAGCGGCAGGACAGTTCAACATCCAGGCCAAGTGTGGCCAGATGTTCAGCGAGAAGTACTGGCGCTGGTTGCAGGCGGTGCCACGCAAGGCGGACCAGACTCCGCTCCTCGTAGTCGGTGATGCTCCTGGGTCAGGGGCTAAGCGGAGGGTAGTAGTTATCATCGAGGAGACCGACTTCCTCGATCTGATTGGAGGCGACGATGCAGAGACCACGGAAGAAACTGAATAGCTTTGACCTGGCAGTGTCCTGGGCAAAGATCTTTGAGCTTATTCGCAACCGGCTCAAGGAGTTGGAGGTACCAGATGCCGACAACATCGCAGCGGCTGCGGCAAACATTCTAGCTAAGGAGGGCGCCAATGGCGACAACACCTGATGAGAAACAAGAAAACGATAACGGATATCAGAAGGTACTACGAGCGGCGAAAGCGGCAGTCCATGGAGTTGGGGAAAGAAGCCTACTCATTGCGGCAGCAGCGGGACTTGCAGTCGGACTTGATCACCCTGCGCAAGCAGCAAGCCTTGCAATCCTCATCTATGTCGTCACCAAGCGGTAGGGTACCGGAGGCATTC